TCCTCATATGGCTCGTTAGGCCATACACAGCCGTCCTAAAACGGCTGTGCCCACCTGGGGTATATTCGGACGCTCCCAGGACGTCCAGAACGCCTCAGATGTTCTTCATCGAGGGGGTCTTCACCCCGCATCAAGAAGAACTTCTGCAACGCACCGGTCCCATCCAATGAATTGGATGGAAGAGGAGCATGAACGCACATCGCCCTCACAAGAGGGCGGTGTAGCTTTTCACACATCCTCGAGTACTCATAGTCGAAAACGACTGAAGTACGACCAAGCGCTGAGGATGTTGGCTCAACGATGGGGAAGGGGATCAGTCTCCTGATCCTATCGTCAAGCCAACCCGCCGTCTTCCATAAGCCCTTCATATATAGAAGGTTTCTCATGGAGACTAACGAGATGACACCCTCGGCATCCCTCCGTGACGAGGGGAGTACCCTACGACAACGCACCGGTGTAACATCGATGCCGTTGTAGTAGTCCCCTCCACAAGACTCCCGGAATCGGCCATTCCAGAAAGACTTGCCGAAACCAACCTTGAGCCCAAAAGCCTCAAGGCAGTCGATCACGGATTGCACATGTTCTACGGGGACGATGATATCGTCACCGTAGACGCGCACACGGCCCACGTACCTCTGAATGAGGCTGTGGGTCACAGGGGCATTGAGATCTCTGCAGATCCCCAGAAAGACAAGGCTAAGAAACACCATAGCCTCAATGGGGAAACAGAGAGCTGAACCCATAGACGCGAACTTGGCTAGGCGTTGAACGCCAAAACCAGGCACATCAGCCTTCCGCGAGCGTGTTGCATCCAAAGCCTCAGAGACTGAGGGGAAGGAGGCAAATAGCCCACGTACGAGCTGGTTGGAGACAAGGTCCGAAGCTGAGCTGAGATCGATAGTCGCGAGACTACCATCCTCTGACCCAGTGCGAGCCATCGCCCGATTGGGCTGTTGATCGGTGAAACCGAGCAACATCCTAGTGACTCTATCAGTCTCTAGGAGATCCACGAGTCGCCGCGATATCGCCTGTTGTGCATATTGCATGCACACAGGTTCAATCGCAATGATACGTGGTGTCTTCAGCGTCTTCGGGACGGAAATAACCCTAACAGGTAATTCGTCCCGAGGTTCGACCATGTTAACTCGATCGAGGTCTGTCCAAAATCTCTCGTTAGGGATAAGGAAATCCCTACAGGGAAAGATGGACTCCAACCTCGTCGTCCAGGTCCACGCCTTGTACTTCTTGTTTCCAAGAAGTCGCTCGGCGGTGGAACCTGGACCGTGCTTCGGACGAATACTATCTTCGAGATAGTAGACCTCCTTATCGAGTGCCGTTAAGACACTACGGTAAAGCACGGAGAAGACTTCACGGAGTTCACGGACATCCTCGGATGTCCGAATCGCGTCGAAGTCTCTGACATGGTTCTCACACTTGATGAACCCTTCCATCGCAGCACGTTCCCTTGCGGGCGTGCTTGGAAGGAGAAGCTTTGAATTGATGAGACAGATCTGTCTCACCGCATCGATGGCTTCGACCGAAGGTTCATCAAGCAATGCACCTGACCGCGCATCGAAGACAAGTGCAAGGAAACCTCGCAGAAATGCGGGGAGACCTGCGGTCCTATGGAAACCATAGAAACCGTCGTGCACGACGTGACCAAGCTCAAGACTTTTTTGGAAGTCCGCGGCAAAGTCCGGCAGGGTTATCGTGAGAAACGATAACCCCTCGTCTTCAAAGCGTTGCGTGATTGTTTTGCAGTCACGCAAAGTGCTAGTGCGTACCAACTTCCCGAACTCGTCGAGAAGCTGGAGGGTGAGCAACAGCTGGCTTTTCATGGTGCCCTCCTTTCAATGTAGGGGGTAGCGCCATCCAGGCCAACTGCCACAGACCGTGTGACTCAGTTCTCACCACCAAGAAACTTGGTGATGACCGCACCGGACGAAGCCGGTCACGGGAACATCTGCAACGATGTACAAACCCATCGAGTGCTTGATGTTCTGAGCCGAGATCAGCGGGTCCGGCGCGATCTTGTTGTGATCGAGCCGGATGACGCGTCGAATGCGTCGCCCATACTGATGGGAGACAGACATGACGGCCGTCCCGTCAGCAGCGGTGAAAACACCACTGTTGATACCGGACGAGGTCCGGGGCAGCGAAATCGCTGAACCGGAGATCGTGACGGACTGTGGATCTGCGAGCATGTTGACGTGCTCCTTTCTGGACTAGTAAACTAGTCCGGCGGGGTATGTACTGAACAGTGCGAGCAGCTTGTTATCCTCGGGTAACACCGAGGGCTGCAAGGATTGCTAGCTGTCGTGGGGAGAACGACTCCCACGTCAGCCCAAACCCGTATGGTGATGCACGAATTCTCTGTTTGGTCTCAGTGACCAGCCAGATAGTCGTGTCTAGAGAAGTGCCGCCGGAAAACGACGACCCTCCTAGACGAACTTCATCGGCTACGATGGAATGTTCCATCATGTAACCGAATCGCATCACCAGCCCGTCGAATGATAAATCGGAAATGTTGGAGACAACGTCTCCAGCATTCACGAACCAATCGGCGAACCAGCTCCAGGGGGCGAGGTTCCAAAGAACCTCTGGATCAAGCGTCAAGCCGTAGATACGGCGAGCTTTATAGTAACCTTCATAGAAGGCGTCCATAAAGCCACCATCCCCCCCGCGAGGGAGGTAATAGGTGAACGCTCCATCGAACCAGCGACGAACCCACGTGTGACGTGTTTTCGTCCTGGTGCCCCCAGTACCAAGGTTCAACGAACTCACCGAAGGACTGGGACGAATCCCAGCCTGAGATGAGGTTGTACCTGTGGTACGTGTGATGGGAAACTCGTAGGACCGCCGAACAAGGCGACCTGCGTCCCTCTTTATCTGACGCCAAATGTCTTCGGAGTGCCGCAAGGCCTCCATCGACTTCTGGACGTCTGACACGAGAGGGACCCAACCAAACTGGACGTTGAGATATTCAGAACCAGCACCGCGAGCGATGTCGGTTCTGTCCTCCCAGGTTCTTGAACCTGGGACTCCCGGGAGACCTTCACGAAGGGTCTCGGCGAGAGCAACGGCTAGATCAGCGTGGGAGTTTGTGGGCTTGCAACGCGCAATTGCGGTTGCACCCAACGCGTTGAGCTCAGCTTCCGAAGAAGCAATCGACTGCGGCCAAGCAGAATTACTGCCTGACCTAAGTGTCGAGGACTCACCGTTGTTGGGGTTCATCGGCCAAACGAATCCTTGGAATTCGGACCAATTGTCCTTACCAAGAACTCGACGATCGACGACATGCTGGAGAATCTGGCGAGGGTCTTTAGGACCCCCGTGAAGACTATCCGAGTAATATCGTCGTTCGGTCCGAAAAGGACCACCGATGTCACCATGCGTCCTGGAAACAGGAGGCCATGGATGCCCTTCCGTCAGGGTAACCTGACTCATGGACCAAGTATCGAAAGACTGGTCTGTAATTGTAACACCCGAAGTGGGGTTACAAAGAACAGTCTTGGCTGGGACGATTTCACGGGAGAACCGTGACTTCTTCTCCAGACCAGAAAATTGGTTCATGACATCACAGCTTTCGGGTTGGTGTGGTTGCGAATGTTTAGCAACCACAAGGTATGCACTGCACAGGGGGGCCCTTGCGGGCCC